GGCGACGTTGCATAGAGCGTCCACAGTCAGCACACTTAATTAAAGTAGCTAGTGGATTCTGTAAATCGGTACCGTGCTTAGTGCTAGTGTTCTTAGGTTCTATCTTCTGTACTATATCAAAAATGGTAGGATCTATTATTCCCTCGTGTAATCCCTCTACTAAAATAATATCGTCCTTAGTAGATCTTTTTCTAACTTTAACTATCTGTCCGTTAATAAGTTTCTTTTGTGTTATGTTAGAGTTCCACCTGATTTTCCCTATATAGATAGGATTAGATAACATACCTTTAATGGTAGACGGAGTCCAAGTGTCAGATTTCTTAGGCTTAAAGTCCAGGGTGTTTAACCAATTACAAATTATATCGTGTCCCATACCGTCAGCACGTTTTTTAAACATTTCTTTTACGACTTTGGCTTCTTCTGGGATTGGTTCTAGCGTAAATCCTTTTGCTTGTTTAAGTTTTACTTTTTTATAGCCAAAAGGTGGCTCAGAAGCACAATATTTCCCGTCTAATACGTTAGCCATTCTCCCACGTTGCATACGTCTATTTATAGTTTTATATTCACGTCTAGACATAAATAATCCAAACTCGAAGTATTCTTCGTCTTCGTCACTATTGGGATCATATATTTTATTTAAAGTTATTACTTTAGTATCTGAGTATTTTAAAGCCTGAGATACAATACCTTGATCTTTAGCGTCTCCACGTGTAAGACGTTCTACTTCTACTACTAAAATACCGTCTATAGAGCCTGTTTCTATTTCTTTTAATAGTTTTTGAATCTCTGGTCTGTCCTGGATTGATTCTCCAGATACAACCTCTCTATAGATATTACGAATCTTAATTCCTAGCTGTTTAGCTCTATCTTTTAAAAACTTTTCGTGTTGTTTTAATGTATCAAACTTCTTTAATCTTTCTAGTTCCATATCAGCTCTAGATTTTCTAAGATAAGCGTCATAGACTCCGTTAGGATCTAATTCAATAACATTAAACATCTTACACCTCCTTATCATTCATAATTTTATCTACTTCCGCTTCAAACTCGGCGATTCTAGATTTATCATAATTTTTTAAGTGTCCTAATTTATAATGTAACATCTCGTGTCCGAAAGGCTTTCTCCTTTTTCTCGTCTGGTAGAGTTTCATTTACAACAATATAAATACTATTATCTATTTCCAAGATAAACGCTTTTATTTTTTCTGGTAATACCATAAACTTTAATTCTAAATTATACTCTTTAGCGATTGTATACAGCTTCTCGAACACGGCAATACCTCCTCAGACATTGGTACTGCTATGTGTCTTTAAACAGTATCAGGTAAGGTTAATATTTACTAGTATTAACACTGATACAGCTTCTCCTACCTATTCATTTTATTTATTGTTTTTGTCGTCTTTTTTTATTATTGTTACTATATCTACGAACTGTCGTAATTCGTCTTCGTTAAGCTCTCCAAGTTTATCAAAAAGGACTTTAGCACTTTCGTTCTTAACTAAATGATTAAACTTATTATATAATTCGTCGTCATTAACATAATTTTCTAAACGAGCTAGGTCGTCGTCTTCTAGATAACCAGAAGCTTTTAAAAGTTCCTCGTATGTTACTAAACCACGACTGCTATTAGCTATTTTCTTTAAAGTGTCAGGACTAGGGGGATTAACAAAATTTCCCTTTAATATTCTAGATAAGTGTCCTGCATTGACATTACAAGCTAGGGCAAATTGATTCAATGTTTTATTTCCCTGTGCTTTTTTTATTAAAGAAATAAGTTCTTCATATTTTTTTTTCATAGTAAAAAAACACCTCTTTTCCTTTGTTTACAAGCAATATTATACTATATTTTGTTGCGTCAGTGCAAAGTTTTTGGAAAAGTTTATAAAAAAGTATTGCATTGGTGCAATGATTATGTTATATTAGTATTGCATTGAAGCAATAGAGAAAGTAAAGAGGAGGTTTCAATAGTATGTTAAATGTAGAAATGTTTAAAGAGCTTGTAAAGAAAAGATTTAATAATAATTATACGAATTGTGCTAAAGAAATTGGTGTAAGTACAAGCACTATATCAAGAATTATCAATGGAAAAACAACAGAAGCAAGTACAACTTTTATTAAATTATTTTCTGAATATTGCAAAAAAAATAGAATAGATGTTAAGAAGTATATTTTTTTAGCCTAAGTGTTGCGTGTATGCAATAATGAGCATAAAACAATAAGAACAGATGTCTTGAATAAGATTAACTAGGAGGGTAGATTATGAAAGTTAATAAACAAGAAGTAAAACCAAAGGTAACAATCGTATTAGATTGTGTACCGACTAATATCGAAGAACGTAAGAATAATATTAAACAATTTTATGATGTTTGTAACGAAGTAATAACAGATCCTAGTTGTTTTTATACAGAAAAAGAAATACAAGAATTAAAAAATAATCCACAAAAGCAAAAAGAATTAAATGTGAAGTTTATCTAAATAGAATTATTAAAGGAGGTGGTTATATGTGAATAAATATATAACTATTTAGCTAAAAAAGGAGGTGGAAAAAATGAAAACTAAAAAAAGGAAAATATGTTGGCTAGCTGTAGTGGAAGTAATATTGTTTTTAATAAGTCTAGCCGTAATAGTTCACGATTTCTATATGGTTACAATTTATAGTTGGATTCATTCAATAACTGTAAGTTGGACTTGGTTTGGATTAGGTACTTTATTCATAGCCTTTATGGTAGCTAGTGTTGCTTATGAAGATTTAGAAGAAAGAGCCAACAGACCAATAAAAAAAGAGAGAGCTTAAAGGACTGCGTCTCTCAATGAATATTTTGTTAAATATTCACTCCACCATTATATCAAAAAAGTGGAGTTCTCGTCAAAGGTGGTGGTAGATATTAACGGAAACTGGATTAAATTATTTTCAAAGTTTATGAATTGGGAATGGTATAAAGATCAGAATACCAAAAGCCTATTTATTCACTGTCTATTAAAAGCTAATTGGAAAGGCGGAAGATTCGAGGGTGTAGAGATTAAAAGAGGTAGTTTTGCTACTTCTCTCAACACCTTACAAAAAGAATTAGGGCTATCAAAACAAGAGGTTCGTACCGCAATAAAACACTTAATTTCAACACAGGAATTAACACAGGCTACATACCCTAAATTCTCAGTAATTACAATAGTTAATTACGAAATATATCAGCAAGTTAACACAACCTCCAACACTCAACTAACACAGGAGCAACACACCTTTAACACAGGAACAACACCAATAGAAGAATATAAGAATATAGACGATAGTGTGTGTAATAATACGCCTGCACGTGAAAATCCTATATGTCATTTAGGATCTATATTCAAAGAAGAAAGTTGTTTCAAATGTATGAAGAAGCGTATGTGTAAACTTCCTGAAAGCCCTAGTTTTAAATTAGCACATCATAAATCGTTTGACGAATGGAACGAAGAAATAGAACAGCTTTATTTAAGTTGGAGTGAAGAACGAAAAAGTCGAGGAGAAAGTATAGATTTAGATATTTTCTATTATGACTGGTTAAACGATAGGGGGGAAGATTAAATGAATCGTGAAGAATGGCTAGAGGAACGTAAAAAAGGTATAGGCGGTTCTGATGTAGCTTGTATCTTAGGTATGAGTCCTTATAAAACTAACGTAGAACTCTGGGAAGAAAAAGTGGGTATTAGAGAGCCAGAAGATATATCTCAGAAAGAATACGTAAAAAACGGAACTGACAGCGAGGATCCGTTAAGAAAATTATTCGCTGTAGATTATAAACAATATGAAGTTTTACACGAAGAAAACGAGATAATTCATAACAAAGAGTACCCGTTCATACAGGTAAGCCCTGATAGTAGACTTATCGAAAAAGAGACAGGACGTAAAGGTTTCTTAGAAATTAAGAGATGTGAAATTATGAATTATAAAATGTATGAAAAGTGGAAAGACGGAAATATTCCACAGAATTACTATCTACAAACATTACAGTATTTTCTAGCTGACGAAGATATGGACTTTGGTTATTTAAGAGCATATCTTATCAGACATTTAGCTGACGGTACTGTAATACGAGAGATACGAGATTATGTTATAGCTAATAGCCGTACAGAAGTACAAGGAGATCTCGATTATCTTAAACCAAAAGAAATAGAGTTCTGGAGTTATGTAGAAAAGAAAATACGACCAGCTCTATTACTTCCACAAATATAGAGAGGAGAATTAAATATGGAAGAAAACAATGTAGCAACAAGTTTACAACTTGTAATTAGTCCATTACAAAAAATGGAAGCAATTAAGTTCAATTATGAAGAATTAAAAGAGGGGTTAAAAAATAGTCTTACTAAGTATAAAAATATCGTATATACTCCAGAGACTATTAAAGAAGCTAAAGACGATAGAGCTAAATTAAATAGCTTAGCTAAGTCTTTAAATGACGGAAAAATTAACATCAAAAAAGAGTTTATGGTTCCTTATGACGAGTTCGAGGGGAAAATTAAAGAACTTATCGAATTAGTAAAAGAACCAGCTAACGAGATAGATACTCAAATTAAAGTGTTTGAAGAAAAGGAAAAAGAAGCAAAACGTCAGGAAATTGAAAAAATCTATCAAGAAAATATAGGAGAATATGAAAATCTTATTCTTCTAGAGAAAATATATGATCCACGTTGGGAAAATAAAACCTATAAATTAACAGATATTAAGAAAGAGATTCAAGATGTAGTTAAAAAGGCTGATAGTGATTTAAAAGTTATTAACAGTCAAGACACAGAGTTCTTGCTTAATATCAAAGATACTTATTTTAATACTTTAGATTTAGGACAAGCTTTAGTAGAAAAAGAAAGACTAGAAAAACAAAAAGAATTATTAAAATCTAAAGAAGAAATTAAAGAGGCTGTAGTAGAGAAAATCCCAGTACAAGACGACACTGTAGACGCTATGAGATATGCGGTAGAGACAGCTGTAGAAGAATCTAAAGAATTAGAAGAAACTATCAAAATAACATTTACTATAGAATGTACTAAACATCAATTAGCTGGATTAAAACAATATCTAATTGCTAATGGAATTAAGTATGGGAGGGCTGAATAATGGCTGTAGCAAATAAACTAGCTCCAGCTAGCAATACAGCACAAAAACCTAAGATAACTTTTACTGACTATATAGCTGGAGAAAATATTAAGAAAAAAATAAATGATATGGTTGGTGGAAAGAATAGTCAGAGATTTATTACAGCTGTAGTAAGTGCTGTATCTAATAACAGAGATTTAGGACAATGTAATCCTAGTACCATAATTGCAGGAGCTTTATTAGGAGAAACTTTACAATTATCTCCGTCTCCTCAATTAGGACAATATTACTTAGTACCATATAACATTAAAAGAAAAGACGCTAACGGTAAAGAATGTTGGGAAAAGGTAGCACAATTTCAATTAGGTTATAAGGGGTACATTCAATTAGCTATAAGAAGTAATTTTTATCGTGATTTAGATGTTTTAGAAGTTAGAGAGGGAGAATATCTAGGACGTGATAAAAATACAGGTAAACACCGTTTTAGTTTTATTACTAACGAAGAAGAAAGAAACTCTAAAGCTATAGTAGGTTATTTAGCATATTTCGAGTATTCTAACGGATTTACTAAGTCTCTATACTGGACTAAGCCAGCTATGGAAAAACACGCTATCACTTACTCTAAAGCTTATGCGTCTGATAAGAAAAATAGTACATCATATAGTTTCTGGACGACTAAGTTTGACGATATGGCGTTTAAGACAATGATTAGACAGTTAATATCACGTTGGGGAATTATGTCTATAGATATGCGAACAGCTTTTGAAAGAGATATGGCTGTAATAGAAGAAAACGAAAATTACGAGTATGTCGACAATGACGGTTCGATAGACGAAGTGGAGACAGTAATCGAGGTTCCAGTAACAAAGGAAACAAAGAATCAAGAACCAGCAGACGACGCTGTAGATCAATTCTTTAATCAATAGAAAGGGGAATATTTATGTATGTTGTTAATTTATGGAGTATAGAAAAACACGTAAGCGATTATCTAGGAATGGAAAAAGAAAGAGTAAATCAAGAATATGCCAACCTAGATAATCCTACTAAGTATATGTGTGATTTAGAAATAAATTTTACAGAAGACTTATTAAAACTAATAAAAAGTTATCAAGGAAAAGTAAACGATATAACAACAGTAATTTTTCAAAAAATTAAGGAGGAAAAAAATGAATCGAGTAGAACAGACAGGAAGATTAGCTAGGGACGTAGAACTAAAATATACACCAAATAATAAAGCTGTAGCACAATTTACTATAGCTGTAAGAAAAAGTTTTATAAAAGAGGGAGACTCTGAAACAGCTTATTTCTTTCCTGTAGTTATATGGGGATTACACGCCGAAAATTGTAAAAAGTATCTACATAAAGGTAGTAGAGTCGGTGTTACTGGAGAATTAAGAAGTAGAAGCTATGAAGCAACAGACGGAACTACTAAATATATAACTGAGATTATGGCTGATAGTGTGGAGTTCTTAGATCCTAGACCAACTAATAATACAGAGCAAGGAACAGAACCACCACAAGACGACTATATTCCAGACGAAACTAACATACCACCAGAAAGGAAACAGTCTTCGCTATATGATAATGATTATATAAATCAAATTAGCGACGACGATCTACCGTTTTAATGGTTAAAAGTGATTTCGAGGATTTTAATGAGATAAAAGAAGATTGCGAGCAATATCGAGAATTAGCCAAAAGATACTTAAAACTAGACTTATCAGATCCTAATACTTGTTTTGATGTAAAACTAGATGCTTGGGCGTTAGCTCAACGTTGGAGTGATATAGCTAGTATGGCTAGTAAAATAGCAAGGCTACACGATTCTTCTAAAACAGATTTTAGAGACTGGGCGTACCAAAGATATAGACAGTTACAATATATGCACGAAGACGCTCGTATGATGTGGAATAAAGCGGAAGAAGAATTAAAATTTATAACTCGTTATGAAAAGTACGGAGTTATTAGTAATTGATAAGGACTAAGAGATTGAAGTCTAAAAGAGCTAAAGCTACTGATATTACTCGTCAAGTAAAACTCGAAGTATGGGAGCGTGATAAAGGGCGTTGCGTAGTATGTGGAAATACCTATAACGTAATGCCTAACGCCCACGTTGTCCCTAGAAGTAAAGGCGGTATGGGAATAGTTACTAATATAGTTACGTTATGTACCAATTTAACAGAAACTAAATGCCACCACTATTACGATAATGGAACTAAAGAACAACACGAAAGAATCGACAAAATAATTGTTAGATATATGAAAAATAAATATGGCGAAAATTGGTGCAAGGAAGATCAGGTGTATAAAAAGTATGGAAGATAATAGCTTAGAAATAATGCAAGAGGGTTTTAAAAAAATGGGTATAGCTATGAAAGATTTAGCTAGTGCCATATCTCAAGCTATGACAGGTTTAGTTAATAATGTATGGAACAGTATAAAACCAGCACTTAGCTTTTTAGATAAAAATATATCACGTAAGAGATTTATTAAGCTCTTAATGAGTAGGGGGGTTCAAAGAAACGAGGCTACTAAAATAGCCTGGGAAGTTCATAAAGAAAAAGGAAAATACACACTTTTAGATTATTTTTCGAGAATAGATAATAAGGAGGAATAAAAATGTTAGAAAAAATTATTTTAGAAGAAAAAGAAATCCAAGCAGACACAATAGAACGTCTATTAAGTTTAGGTAAGGCATTAACTAATGTAGAACCTAATTTAGAAAAAGAAGAAAGTAACGGTTGCTTAGTCGATACAGCTAAATTGAATCTACAAAAAGCGAGATTGATTAACGATTTAGTAATAAATCTATCTGACACTATACAAGGAGGTAACTAGTATGTCTTCCTTAGCTAGAAAATTAAAAAGAAATCAGGAAAGAGCTGATTTACTTAAAAAATATGGTAAGAAACCAAAAACACACTGTCCTTTATGTGGAAAGTTTACTTTATTTAAAAGAATCAAAGGTAAGAGTAAATATGATAAAGAAAAAATAGTATGCGTTCAATGCAAGGGAGTCGTGAAATAATGACCGTGCAGGAGATATTTGATCTTATACTAGGTATATTTTTGATAGTTTCTACAGTAGTTGTAATTCTTGGATTTCTAGGAATTAAATACGGAGTTGTAGAAAAAGATAACAAAATATTAGAACAAGCAAAAGAAATAGCCAACTTAGAAAATGCACTAAAAGAAGCAAAAAGGAAGTCTAGAAAGAAAAAAAAGAAAAATAGTAAAGTAGGAGGTACTAAAAATGGTAAAAAAACTAAAAAAATTAATAAATAACATACTTAATTTTATGAGAACAGACGAGTTTAAAACGGTGGTTGTATTTCTATCACTCGGAATAGCTTTCTTAGCTGTAGTATGGGGTGCTACTATGACTGTTTTAACTGAGGATCTAACAAACGTAGCTATTCAACTAAAAGAAGATAACGCTACGCTAGAGGAACAAGCAGAGTATTACAACAGAGAAAAAGAACGTTACAAAATGATGTATGAAGAAACATACGAACTATTTACTTCGTGTGTAGAAGCTTCAAACTGGTACGAAGATTTCTACTATGACAATGTAGATCCATATACTGGAGAAGTTCAAGGAGAATATTACGAGTAATTATAGTCAAATAGATATTTTTGGTAACTCGGTACCTCTAGACGAAATAAAAGAAGAAAAAAACGTAAAATACGGAGGTAGAATCACTAAGAAAAGTCTATTTAGGAGCTTAAATGGTTTTAAAACAGGATTCTATTGTAAGAACTGTATTTATTTTAAAGAAATGAGATACAATCGAAAGTATTTCAAATGTGAAAAGTTAGGAATAACATCTTCGCAAGCTACAGATATACGTAAAAACGATATAGCGTGTAATCTGTATAAATAGGAGGAAATATGGAACTAAAAGAAGAAAAAAGGTGGTGCTATGGTTGTGGAGAAACTAAGCCATTGACGCCAGAATATTGGGCTTGGGCTAATAAAGAGCATACTAGATTTAGAACTAAATGTCGAGCCTGTACTAATTATGATAGCAAAATGTCTCACAGAATACATTATGAAGAAAGAAAGCAAAGAGCTTTATTAAGAAAAAAGGAGGTATCAGTAAATGAATGATAGTAAAGAAAACTACGAAAACGTAGAAAAGTTCAACAGATATTATCATTACAATATAGAAACAATCAAAAAAATAATTTCTAAAGATGTTAGAACTTTAGATAATGAGGAATGGCGTACTTTAATACAAATGCTATACCCAGATAAAATGATAGCGTCTGGACTTTTCCAACCTATACTTATCTTTAAAGTAAGAAAAGACGGAAAGAGAATAGATCCACCTATAGAAGCTTACGACTCTGTAGATCAAGTAAAAGGTATTGGAAATTGCTTAATATTTAGAATTATTGATTTTATAGAATCTAATAGTAATTTAAAGCTGAATAATACTTGGTATGAAATACGCAAGAAAATAGAGGAGGGCTTTAAAAATGAAGACTAAATTATCTACTTTAGTTAGTTGGGGAAAAATTAGAGATTATGAAGCAAAAAGATTAGAAAAATTGGGATTTACAGAAGTGTGGTACGAAGACAGAATGTCCTCTATAAAAAATGTTGATAAAAATTGTAATTATGAGTTTTGGACTGATACTTCTAGGAGAGGTTGGACGAGAGTCGGTTTACATACTATTAACCCTTATAACGAATTAAATCAGAAAGAAAATAAGAATTGTTACTCAATGTGGCAAATGATTAAATATTACGAAAATGAAATATTAGGAGGAGAAAATGGAATTAATAAAAAAATCTGATAAGAAACTGATATTCTCATATTTTGTAGGGACAGCTACTGATACTAACAAAAATGAATATGAAATGAGAGCTACACAAAACTTCGCTCCTATAATAGTATTTCCAGACGGAGATATGGTAATTATGAATTGGAACGATATAGTCGATATAGCTAAAAAATATAAAGATTCGGAGGTGTAAAATGGAAGCGATAAAAACACCGACAACTAATAGGATTTATGGAGCCGAGGGTTGTAAGGATCTACCTGTTACAGTACATAATATAGGTAGTGATGTATATATAGAGGCTTGTTTTGAATTAACACCTAACGAAATATCACAAATTATAGCAACTAGAAAAATTTATTACTCAGTTTTAGGAGATACTATTATACCTATGATGTTACATACTGAAAGTTATGTGGAAGAAAATAATCCAGAGGGAGGGCTAAATAATGAAGTTTGATAAAAATGAATATAACGAAATTATCAACGGAAATGAAACTTATAAAGTAATAGCTGGTAATTTATTACAAGGGTTAAATGTATTTATAGGTTGGACTGATAATGTTTATACTCACTATGATATTTTATTTACTTATAAAGCGTTAGGTACAGGAGGCTATCAACGAGGATTAAAAAACTCTGACTTGTTTGTAAGTATTATGAGTATTGGTAGTTTTGGATTTAAAATAGATTCCGATAAAGATGTAGGGTATATAGCAGAAAAGCTTTTTAATGGTAGAGAAGACGAAAGCGTAAAGGCTGTAACAGAACTAATTAACGGAATTATAAAGGAAATGAGGTAATTATATGAGTTTAATTAAAGCAATAGGCTATCTAGCAGGAATTATTATTTTACTATTATTAGTAGTATTCTTATTTTGTCTCATTAAAGCGTTTTATTATAGCTTTATCGTAAAAAAGAAACCTTATAACTATGAAAAAATAAATATAAGGAATAAAAAATGATAGATACTACAGATTTATCAAGTTACTACCCAGGTTACGACGAATATTGCGAACCTAAAGAAGAAAATTACGAAGACGATTACGATATAGACGCTATTATAGACGAGAGGAGACTCCAAGAAATGGAAGAAAATAGAAAAGAAACAGACTTATTTAAAGTCGTATATACTCAGGGGGTAAATGACGGACAGTTTGATATATCTACATATCATAACGAGTTTTTAGAAAGAGTTTGTAAAATAGATCCTAGCACATATCTAGCTATTAAAAAAACAATTATGCAAGCTCTAGAAAATATAGAAAAGAAAGTAAAGGAGGGAGACAATGGAAGCAATTAAGAACGAGGCTCCAGAGCAAGGAAATAATATTCAAATGGCGGAATTGTTAATAGTATTAGCAGAAGTAAATACAGATACTAAAGAAACTACATTCGGAGCTAAAACTAATGATTACATTTTAACTGAAATATGTAAAAAAGAACCAGAAAATTGGGAAGTAATTAAAAAAGTAACATCAGAAGCTTTTAAATATATTGAAGCTAAAGTAAAAGAAGAAAAATAAGGAAGGCAAGGAATGGATAACTATTATAAACAACTAGTAGACCTACTATGTGCTAGAGAACGCTTAAATACACTAAGAGATAGAGCGGACGAGATATTCAATAGATACTTTCCTATAACAGCTAGATATACAGAAGTTTCTACTAGCGGTGGTGGTACTAAAAACGATAAAATGGTGTCTTATCTATCAGAATTAGAGGAATCTGGAATCGACTCAGAGATTAAACAAGTAATTCAAAAGATAGATAAGTTACAAAGTAGTATATGCCGTATGGAAATTATACTCCAAAATGTAGAAAATATATCAGGGGTAGACAATTTAGAATATAAAGTTCTCAAATTAAAATATTATGAGAATAGATCTTACACTCTACAGCAGATAGCAGATAAGCTATGTTACTCGTTAGATAGAATTAAACAGGTAAGTGCAGATGTAGAAAAGAAATTAAAAAGTAATTATTACACCGAAAATACACTAATAAAGTGTTAAAATGATAATGTGGAATAATTAAAGTAGGCTGGCTGATTGCCCTCTGAAAACGAAAAAATCAGCTATATATCTCGGTAGCGGTGTGATAGTCGCACGCAGGTTCCATATTCCTGAGGAGAGGTGCAATTCCTACTACCGAAACCATTATGTCCTTATGGTGGAAAAGAGACACGCCAGAAATGGTGGGTAATCCGAAAGGAACCCGTGAGAGGTTATAACTCTCTAAGGACGCCTAAGTTGCTATTATTCATATATTCATAGATAGACCTAAGATGTCTGAGGGTGGAAGTCCCTTATCACACTCCTTTCTAAAGCTCTGGCTTATCGGCTTCTAATTGATAAGATACGTTAAATACGTATTCTCGTAGACGAACAGGGAGCTACGTTGGCTGCGACAAACGCACGCTAAGCTATTAGTAGTAATTCTAAGTAAGTTAACGTAATGGTTAACCTCGGTTATTGCTTAGAAAAATAGTTTTTATGGGTAGTGATCTAAGGAGTAAGATACCGTTGGAGAGTAGGAAACGAAAACCGAGGGCTATATATGGTGCAATTCCATATCTACCCACCGCTAGTATCACACTAGCCAACCCCTTTTTATTCTTTTAGATATATAAATCTAACACTATCTATCGTAGGTAGTGTACTGGTATTTAAGAAACGCTATAGGTGGCGTAGCTCGAGCAACTCGCTAAAATATAAGCCTGAAAAACTTATAATAATATATGTGAGTGAAAGAGATTAAACCTAGTATTACACCTATCTAGGAAGCAGAATAGTTAATATCAGTACAGTATCTATGATATAATGTTATTGCAAGTCGGAGGTGTCTTTATGAATCAAAGCGAGTTCATAGAAAAAGTAAAAGCTATGGAGATAGTAAATGGTACAAAGTTCGAGGTATATACTAAGGACGAGGCGAAGATAGGAACTATAGGAGTAATAGATTCTACGATAGTATACCTAGATATGCCTAAAGTGCCTAATGATTTGTTGATAGGAGACTATATCTTTAAAGAGATTAAGGAAGAAAAGTAATAATAGTAGATACTCTCCTCAATCTATAAGCTATGAGACATTACAATCTAACGTAGTGTCTTTTTTTTGTATAAGGAGGCGTTACGTATGCGAGAGCGATTAAATGAATTATGATAGCTATATAAAAAAACTATTTATTAGTCTGTCTATGAATAGTCAATATTTTGATATTACTATTATGACTTATGAGAAGTTTAATAGTGAATATAATACTATCAGTAAAAGTATGTTGCTCCAGTACAAGGAACCACACCCTGAGAAGAAAGATACATACTATCAATACAAGGAATGGTACAACAGTAAGAGAGAACTTTTAATGAGGTTGAAAGAATTATGGCTAAAAAGAAAACAGACAAAGAAATAAAAGAAATTATAGCATATTATTTAGATTGTAATAATTATAGTGAGACAGCTCGTAAGTTCGATATGTCTGATACAGGTGTAAAAAAACTTATTCAAAGGGAACAAGGTAAAGAAAGTACGAGATTGTTGGAGGAGAAAAAAAATAATAATACTCAGGAAGTCATACAAGATATGGACGACCGTAAGGAGACGGTTAAAAGATTGCTGGGTAAATTGTTAAATGCAATAGAAGATAAAGTCGATAATATTGATATGTTTACTTCTGTTCGTGATTTAGCTATGGCTTATGGAACTGTAGTAGATAAAGAGTTCAAACGTCAAGAGTTAGAGCTAAAGAAAAAGGAAATAGCTTTAATGGAGAAAGAATTAGAGGGCGATTCAAGTTTGAATGGATCTATTATAGAAGCTATTAAAGGACAAATGACTACTATCTGGGAGGACGAAGATGTTAAAAAGTCTGAAAAAGAAACTAAGTAAGCCGTTTATTTGGAGTCCGCTCTCAAAGAAACAGTTAAAGGTATTGTCGTGGTGGTGTGACGGTAGTCCTTATAAGAATTATGACGGAATAATAGCTGACGGTGCTGTTAGATCAGGTAAAACTATATCAATGGCTCCCTCATTCGTATTATGGGCTATGACAAACTTTGACGGAGTAGATTTTGCTTTATGTGGTAAGACGATAGGTTCGTTAAGGCGTAACGTTATTAACACATTAAAGAAACAAGTTCTTACTTTAGGTTATAATTACGAAGAAAGACGTACAGATAACTTAATTGTTATTTATAAAGGCGATAAATATAATAATTTTTATTTATTCGGTGGTAAAGACGAATCTTCACAGGATTTAATACAAGGTATGACGCTAGCAGGCGTCTTTTTTGACGAAGTAGCACTTATGCCTTATTCATTCGTAGATCAAGCTATGGCTCGTTGTTCTGTAGAGGGGGCTAAGTATTGGTTTAACTGTAATCCTAAGAATCCGAACCACTGGTTTAAAACAGACTTTATAGATAAAGCTAAAGAAAAGAGATTTTTATACTTACACTTCACTATGGACGATAATCTTACATTATCAGAAAAAGTTAAACTTCGTTATAAGAGAATGTTCGCAGGTGTATTCTACAAACGTAATGTAGAGGGATTATGGGTTACAGCTGAGGGACGTATATATACAACGTTTGACGAGAGTAGAATTATAAGCTATAAAGATTTTATTATAAATTACGCTAAAGATATTGTAGGAGCTTATATTGGTGTTGACTTTGGAGGTAATAAATCAGCTACATCATTTACGTTAACTCTAGTAACTAGAGGATTTAAAAACGTTATTATAGCTGACGAGTGGTACCACAAAGACGAATTAACTCCTAAACAGTTAGAGGAAAAGTTTGTAGAGTTCGTTACTAGTTCTTTTAGTAAGTACCCTCAATTACACGATATATATTGCGATAGTGCAGAGCAAATACTTATTAAGGGATTAAAGACAGCTCTATTAAAGGCGAAATATACAGATAGTAAAGGCGTAGTTAGAGGCTACCCTATAATGATTCATAATGCTTTAAAGAATGAAATAATAGACCGTATTAGATTTACTACAGCTATGTTCGGACAAGAGAGATTATGGATTGTTAAAGAAAAATGTCCTAATGCTATATCAGCTTTTGATAATGCTGTATGGGACGAAGACGAGATAGACGACGTCAGATTAGACGACGGTAATTATAATATCGACTCGTTAGATAGCTTCGAGTATTCGATAGAAAAACAAATGAAACTAATTCTAAGATAAAAGGAGGGAAAAATATGAATATAATTATTGAATATCTGAGAGGATTAGGTTATAAAGTTGATTCCAATTATTACGGTTATATCGACACCTGGAAAGAATGGTACGCAGGTAAAGTAAAGAAGTTCCATTCATATAAACAGTATAATGGTAAGAGACAAATCACTAGAGAACGTTATACTTTAGGTATGGCTAAAAAAGGCTGTGAGGACTGGGCTAATAAATTGTTAAGTGAGAAAGTTACTATATCTACATCTAGTCAAGAAGAAGTAGACGAGATTTTAGAAAAGAATAACTTTTGGCTTAATGGTAATCAGTTAGTAGAAGAAACATTCGCTTTAGGCACTGGAGCGTTCGTAGAATATAGAGCAGGCGATTTCCCTGTTATTGATTATATTATAGCTCCTATGATCTTCCCTTTAAGGTGGAAAAAAGGAGAAATAATAGATTGTGCTTTCGCTAGTATATTAGAATCTGGAGAACAAAAACAATTCTATGTTAATATTCATATTAAAGAGGGTAGTAGATACCGTGTAGAAAATAAGATTATTATTGCTAGTGGAGACGGACACTTCGAGGAGGGTAAACTTCCTAAAAATGTTATGCCTGTTGTTTATAATGATGTAAAGACATTCCAGATAATCAAACCTAACATAGTTAATAATATCAATCTTAATAGTCCTATGGGTATGGCTATATTCGCTAATGCTATTGACGAAATGAAAACAATAGATCTAATTTACGATAGTTATAAGAATGAGTTTAGTTTAGGTAAAAAGCGTATATTCGTTAAGAGTGGTGCTTTAAATGTTGATTTAGAAAATGGAGAAGCTGTTCCAGTATTCGACGAGAATGATGTAGAGTTCTACGCTCTACCAGACGAAGAAGGTACAGATATGATACAAGAATCTAAGTTTGATATTAGAGCAGAACAACACGACGTAGGATTACAAACTAATCTTAATTTATATGGTAAGAAGATTGGATTCGGAGATAATGGTTATAAATGGGAAAAAGGACAAGTTAAAACAGCTACTGAAACTATTAGCGATAATTCCGAGATGTTTAGAAACATTCAAAAACACGAAGTTATATTAGAACCAGCTCTAATAGGAATGGTAGAAGCTCTTATGTATCTTAGAACTGGTAAGATTTATACAGGAAATACTACTATTAACTTCGACGATTCTATTATCGAAGATATGGCGGAGGTTAAACGTCAAGCTATGATAGAGTATAACGCTGGAATTATTGATAAAGTAGAATATTATGTACGTGTTTATAAAATGAATGAAGACGAGGCTATTAAAAAGATAGAAACAATGGAAACTAGAAAACCTAAAGAGCAGACTTACGAGGTGTAGTATATGCAAGACGATAAAAAGTTACGAGAAATCTACGAAAATATAGAAGCTGATTTACTTCGTAATATCGCTAGCAGACTAGATATAAACGAGATAGACGGTGGTACTTTAGAATGGCACACTAGAAAATTAGACGAACTAGGTATGTTAAACTCAGAAAATATTAAATTACTAGCCGAATACTCTGGTAAAACTGAAAAAGAAATAAAAGAGATGTTAAAAAAGGCTGGTTACGAGAATATAGAGGAAAAAGCTTTTCAAGAAGCGTATAAGATAGGTTCTTTAAGCCGTAAACCTGTAGCCTTAATGAAATCAGAAGCTTTAAAATCAATTCTTAATACATCTATAGCTAACTCTATTGATTCGTTTAATTTAGTTAATACTAAGGCTATAGAAAGTGCTAACGAAGAATATCTACGAATAATTAACCAAGTATACTTAGAAACAGCACAGGGAATATATGACTATAATACATCTATCAGAAAGGCTACTAATAAATTAGCTGAAAGAGGTATAACAGGAGCTACATATATGAGAACTGACGGAACTCACATAAGAAGAACGTTAGAGAGTGCTGTACGTATGCAAATAGTAACAGCTACTAATCAATGTATGACTTCTATGCAGGAGGAAAGAGCGAAAGAATGGGGATCTAACTTAGTAGAAGTATCTTCACATATGGGAGCTAGACCTAGCCACGCTGAATGGCAAGGAAAAATCTATATGCTAGAGGGTTCTAGTGCTAAATACCCTAACTTTTATGAAGCTACTGGCTATGGTACTGTTACTGGCTTAGGTGGAGTAAACTGTAGACATACATTCTACCCATACTTAGAGGGTGTTAGCGAACAGTCTTATAAACACTATAATCTTAATGAAAATAAAGAGCAGTACGAGTTAGAACAAAAACAACGTTTGTTAGAAAGAAAGATACGAATAGAAAAACAGAAAATAGTTGTAGCTGAGGAAACAGGCGACGATCTTATGTTAGAAAAAACTAGTATGAAATTAAAGGAACGCAGAGCGGATTTAAAGACGTTCTTAGAAGATAATAACCTTATGGAAGATTCTTCTAGAGAGTTTACTTATGGATTTAATCGCTCAATGTCTCAGAAAGCTTTAAATACTAGCCGTAGCGTTGAAAATAAAGCTAATAAGATGTATAATTTAGGTAGTACGGAAGATAATGTAAAAGAATACTTTAGAGACGCTCCAATTAGAGAAAGAATCCAAAGCGATTACGATTTAAGTTTGTACCCAGATTCTAAATGGGAAAAACATAATCCAGATAGTAGTAAATATGACGGAATATCTAGTCAAGTTACTATTTCTAAAAAAGATACATTAAAATTGATTAAAAAATACGCTGGTACAGGTACAATAGAACGTAATAATAGTGGTGGCTGGAGAAATCAAGAAACAGTTATATCTGACGTAGTAGTAGGTAAAGTATTAGACTTAGATAATAACTGGGTAGATACTAAAGCGTTTAAAATACATTATTCTGAGAAAAAAGGAGTACATATTGTACCAACACTTAAAGGAGTTGATAAGAAATGACAGAATTAGAGTTTTTAAAACATTTTGAAAAGCACATAAAAGTTACTCTAAGAAATGGAAATGTTGTAGAGGGCTTTTGTAGTAGTTTCTGTCGTAGTAATGACGATCCTAGTGGGAGAGCTAATATTATAATAGATTCTAAACAAGGCTCTATTGTAATAAATTATGAAGATGTTAAGGAAATTGAAATAATTACACCTTAATTACACTTCTTTAGTGGTAATATGATATTGTGATAATTTATAAGATAACTGGCGAGAGCTAGTTTTTTTTATTTATTATTCGTTTACTCGATTACAAGAGAATAAAACGGTTGGTTTGACTTTTACTGCCTACAAGCAGAATAAAAACTGAGGAGGAAAGATAATATGGATTGGTTAAAAGAAATTTTAACAAAAGCAGGAGTTGAAGACGAAAAAGTAGTAACTACGATTATTGAAAATGTTAAGAAAGAGGTTCCTACTCATTATGTACCAAAGAATGACTTTAACGAAAAAGTAACAGAGTTAAAAAATGTTACATCTGAAAAGGAAACTATGGCTACACAAATTGAAGAATTAAAAAAAGTGGATCCTACTAAATTAACAGAAGAAATCGAAAAGTTACAAAAAGACATTAAAGATCAAGAAGCTAATAGCAAGAAAGAATTAGCAGACGTTAAACGTATGAGTGCTATTGATTTAGCAATAGCTAACTCTAAAACTATTGATTCTATATCTTTAAAAGCTAACTTAGATTTAGATAAGATTAGTTATGACGAAAAGACTGGTACTTTAACTGGTATTGACGATCAAATTAGTAATATTCGTGAATCTAAGAAATACTTATTCGAGGAAGCTCCTACAGACGGAGGTATGCCTCACGGTAGTACACCTCCAAAAGAACAAACTATCGGCGACGAAATCCGAGAACATATCTTCGGAAATGCTGAATAGTAAAAAAATATTAAGGAGGAATTATTATGGCTTTAAAATTATCAGAAGCACAAAACTTATCACAAAGTAAGTTAACTAACAAGATTGTCGACGAGTTTAGAAAATGTCCTTTATTGGATTCTATTACATTCGACAATACTGTTAAACCACAAGGCGGAAAAACTTTAGCCTATGTATTTAATAAGATAACAACACAACCAAAAGCAGGAGCTCGTAAAATTAACGGAGAATATACTTCACAAGAAACTGTAACTACACCAGAAACAGTAGTATTAAAAGTTATGGGTGGAGCTTATGAGTTAGACCGTGTAATTGCTAACGACGAAAAACAAGTAGTTGATCACGTACAATTCCAATCTACTCAAAAAGCTAAAGCTACAAAAGCTTATTTCTTAGATCAATTCATTAACGGAGACGTTGCTGTAGACGCTGACGGATTCGACGGAATTGATAAAGCTGTAAAAGGAACTATTACAGAATACAATACAGACACCACTTTAGACTTATCTAATTCTGAAGCTATAGATAGTAATTATAAGAAATTCTTATATATCTTACGTAGAATGGAAGCTAAAATGGTTGAAAAACCTACTCATTATTTAATGAATAGTGATATGTACGCTGTATTCCAAACTATCGCTGATAGAGTTCCTAATATTCGTTATGATAAAGACGCTTTCGGAGAGGAAATTATCAAGTACGGTAAAGCTGTATTAGTAGATATGGGAGATAAACCAGGAAGTGGCGTTGAGGGAGAAGAATTAAACCCTATCGTTGCTAATAGTACATCTGGAGAAACTTCTTTATATGCTGTAGTATTAGGCGAAGATAAAGTACATGGTGTAAGTCCAGACGGAAACGATATTATCAAACATTACTACCCAGATTTTAAAACTGCTGGAGCTGTTAAAAAAGGAGAAGTTGAAATGGTTGGAGCTATCGCTGTTGAAACTACGAGAGCTGTTGGTGTTATCAGAAAAATTAAAGTTGTTGAAGCTGCATAATACAAAACCTTTCTCGTTACTGGGAAAGGTTTTTATTTTTAATTATTAAAAGGGAGGAATAAAAATGTTATACAAAATAACAGCACCTGAAAAGAATTATAAAGGTGTAACAAGTGGTATAGCTTTTACAAAAGGAGAAGCTATAGCCGAGTTAGATGTTTTCTCTTTAGAATGGTTTAAAGAAAAAGGTTATACAGTAGAAAAAACTGACAAACCTAACGAAAAGCTAAAAAAAGAAAAAACAGAAACAACTGGTAAAGTTGAAACTCCAGAAGCTGGAGCTACAGGAGAACAAAATACAGAAACTCCAGAAGACGGAGACGAAAAAACTAAGGCTGATTTACTAGAAGAAGCTAAAGTTTTAGGTATTGAAAATATTAGAAGTAAAGCTACTAAAGCTGAAATCGAAAAACTTATCAATGATAAGAGAATAGAGTTAGAAGCTTTAGAAAGCGAAGGAGACTCAAATAATGAAGATCCAGAAGCTGGAGTTACAGGAGACGAGGATCCAGAGAAAGGAGAATAGTATATGTTTAATGTATATTCTCCAGATTCAAGTTTTAACGGCGAATATGCTGGGTATAAGTTCAATAAAGGAGTTTGTACTACAGAATTAGACGAAAACTTGAAATTATGGTTTAAAATGTTAGGTTTTAAAGTTGAAAAAGCAAAAGAACCTATCAAAAAAGTTACTGTAGTTGTTGATAAACCAAACACTGAGGAAAATAAAGCAAAAGAAGAAACAGAAGAAAAGTAGGTGGTTTTATGAATTATATAGATTACGCTTATTATATCGAGTTTACTGGTTCTACTATCGGTATACCTAAGTTTAATGAATTAGTAGAAATAGCGAGCCGTATAATTGACGCTAAAACTATGAATAAAGCTACTAATTTTACTGAATTTCCAGAAACTATACAAACTGCTATTAAGAAAGCTACAGCAAGTCAATTGAGAAAACTTGTTGGAGACGGTGGAATTAACGCTATTGATAAGGGAAATATTGAGAGTGAATCTATAGGAAGCTATAGTTATAAAAAAACATCTAAAAGCGAGCAAAAATTAGAGACTATTAACGGAATAGAAGTCAGTCCTATGGTTGATTTTTATTTATTTCCTACTGGTTTGTTAAATCGCAAAGTAAGAGGTGTTTGTTAATGTTTCCTCATACTATTACAATATGGAATCAAATCGCTAGTAATCATACTGGCGGTTTTACTTATCATAGAACTGTCGTAAGTGGTGTAAGATATGAAGTTACTCACGCTAAAGCCCCTAAAAAAGAGGGTACTAGCAATACTAGTCTATTAAACTTATTTGTATTTCCAGATAAGATAGATAGTGATTCTAAATATATAGATCCAGAGCTATTTAAAGAATTAACGTTAAAAGATAACTATTTTACTTTTGACAATGATACTTATGTAGGTTTAGGAGATATAGATACAGACCTACCTAACGGAAAACATTATTTACTAGACGAAATTAAGCCAATTTATGCTATGGGTAACGAAATACACCATTTTGAAATAAAAGGCTCATAATGGACGTAAAAGTTGATTTTGACGAAGCTAAATGCGTTCACTCTTTTAAACCAGGTTATGAAAGAGCGAGACAGTGGTTAAAAAACGAAGTAGCAAAAGATACTAACGTATTTACACCATTTAAAAGTAATGCTCTTAGATCTAGTGTTCTTCCTAGTGTGGGAGATCCTAACGACTACCTTGTGTGGAGTGTTGTATATGCTTCTTATCAATATTACGGAAGTTGGCTAGACGGTTCTCACGTTATAACACGTCATAGTCAGCCAGGAACTGATACATTTTACTTTGAAAGAGCTAAAGCTATTCATAAGAATAAATGGATTAGAGTTGCTAAAAAACTAGCTGGAGGTAGATATTAAAATGAATAACAGTAATGAAAATAGTCTTAACAATACAGAGGTTTTAATAATCCAAAGTGTTTTAGATTATATTAACAATCATAAAGACGATATGAAATTGCCTTGTGATGTTGAGTTGGAAGATATAGCCCCTAAGGGATTATCTATGTCTTTACAACAAATAACAGGTGAGAAATATACCGAAAAAGATATAGTTGGAAATGAAAACGGAAGTTTTCCTTTTGCTATTTATTCTCAAAATACTAACGTCGATAAAATAAGTATAATCCAGCCATTATGGAATATATCTAAATACTTCGACGGACATAATCAAGAAATAGAAATAAGCAATAGCATAACTGTAAATATAGAAATGACAGGTACTCCTGGGCTATATTCTCGTGCTAAAGACGGTACAGTTATCTATCAAGCTATTTATAAAGTTGAATACTATAAGGAGGTAATGTAAGTATGAAAAAACCATTAGTAAGTAATCGTGTCCTTGTTATTGACGATAAAAAAGGAACTACTAATAAGGAAAATTATGTAAGAGTAGGTAAAGGATTTACTAACTTTACAAAGGCTAGTAACTCTACTATCGACCAAAAGTTTTATATTGACGAAGCTGGTAAAGGTACTTCTAATAAAACAGGTATGCAAACTATCTATTCTTTAACAGGAGATAGAGTAGTAGGAGATCCTGCTAACGACTTTATTGTTAGTTGTTATGATAAATTAGGAGACGACGTTATCACTACAGCTATTCAATATGACGAGTACGCTCCAGCTTCTGGTAGTGCTGGTTCTTACGAAGCTAAAAAGTTTGAAGTAATGGTTAATTGTACTAACGACGGTTCTGGAGACGGTGGAGCTGTTTTAGCTGTTGAAGCTGAAATCCACCAAAACGGACAAGAAATTGAGGGTACATATAATCCTACTACAAATACTTTTACAGCAACTAGCGAATAATAAAAAATATGGAGGAAAAAAATATGGAAAATGAAGAAAAAACATTAAATACAGTTCCTACTGTAAAAGATAATGACATTATTGATATAGAACTTCCTGAGACTGTTAAAAAACTAAGAATCGACGGAAAGGTATTCTATTTTAACACTGATAGTATACAGCTATTAAGAGATATAGAAACTTTAGGAGAAGAAGTTAGAAACTTAGAATCTAATACAGAAATGGAAAATATGCAAAAGTTTACTGTTATTATTGATAAGTGTAGGAAAGGTATAGATCTAGCTTTAGGAAGCGGAACTTTCGTTGCAATCTTTGGAGATAATATGGATTCTTATTTACGTCCTGCATATCTATTAAGTCAATTAGTTAGTATCTGTCGTCAAGCTACACAAGATTTCGTAGAGTTTGAATATTCTTCTGAAAATAATGTTAGAGAATGAATGTTTTAGTAAGTGGACTACCGAAGACAGTAACAGTCAACGGTAGTCCTTTTTTAATAAAAACTAATTTTTCTGTAGCGGTTGCCTTTACTAAACTTATGTTAGATAAAGATATACCTAACTACGAGAAAATATTACGTTCTATACATTTATGGTTCTATAAAGATAAAATGCCACCACATAAAACGGCTGTAGACGTATATTACGCCTTTAATGCTATTATGTGGTTTTATACTATGGGAGAAGAAGAATTAGAGGGACAATCTGATAAACAGGTTAGTCGTGCGAATCCGAGAATACGTCAGAAATCTTTACGAGTATTAGATTACGATTACGATCAAGATTATATAGTTGGTGCTTTCCAGCAATTATACGGTATTGATTTAACAGTAGAGAATATTCACTGGTGGAGATTTAAGATGTTATTTAATAGTTTAACTAAAGAAACTAAATTGGTAGAAATTATGGGTTATAGAGCTATGGAAATCAATCCTAAGTGGGACGAGGAACATAGAAAGTTCTATAGTGAAATGAAAATACTATATGCTCTACCAGATAATAGAACAGAGGAGGAAAAAGAAAGAGATTTCCAAGAACAACTTAATATCGCTCTAGGAGGTGGTTAAAAATGGCTAGACAAGCTGACGGTAGTATCGTCATAGACACCAAAATAGACGACGCTAAGTTAAAACAAGGAATAAGCGGAATTGCTTCGAGTTTGAAAGGAATAACAAAACTTGTAGCCGCCGCTTTTTCTGTTAAAGTTATCTATAATTTTTCTAAAGCGTGTATTCAAGCCGCTTCCGACTTAGAGGAAGTACAAAACGTCGTTGACGTAGTTTTCGGCGAGAGTTCGGAGATTATAGATAATTTTGCTAAGAACGCTGTTAAGAGCTTAGGTTTAAGTGAATTATCAGCTAAGAGATATGCTTCCACTATGGGAGCTATGTTAAAAAGTATGAAGCTAACGGACGATCAAGTCTTAACAATGTCTCAGAATCTAACAGCACTAGCTGGAGATGTTGCTTCATTCTATAATTTATCAGGAGACGAGGCTTTCCAGAAAATTCGTTCTGGTATCTCTGGAGAAACAGAACCATTAAAACAATTAGGTATTAACCTTACTGTTGCTAATATGGAAGCTTACGCTTTATCACAAGGAATAACTAAGTCTTATAATTCAATGACACAAGCCGAACAAGCTTTATTACGTTATAACTACTTATTAGATGTTACTAAAGACGCACAAGGCGACTTCGCTAGAACATCTGGAAGTTGGGCTAACCAGGTTAAAGTATTATCAGAACAATGGAATACTTTTAAAAGCGTATTGGGTAGTGCTTTTATTCAAGTCCTTACACCTGTTGTTAGAGCTTTAAATCTCGTATTGGAAAAGTTGATTCTAGCAGGACAATATTTCCAAAGATTTATTTATATGATAACTGGTGTTAAACCACAAGCTAGCTCAGCGTCAGCGTCAATAGGAAGTCTAGGAAAAAATCTAGATAATACAGGAAAAAGCCTAGATAATACAACTAAGAAAGCTAAAAATACAGAAAAAGCTTTAAGAGGATTACAAAGCTTCGATAAATTGAATGTTTTAGATAGTTCTAGCGGTAGCGACGGCGATTCCGACGGAGGAATGTCTGGGGTTGGAGTTTCGGATCCATACGACTTTAGCAATATAACAACAGCTAAAGATTTATTAGACGGTGCTTTTGACGATATAGATAAAAAGTTAGAACAGTTAAAAGGTATTTTCTTAGATGTATGGAACAGTGATATAGTACAAGCTTTTGTATATGCTATTAAATCATATTTACAGTTTTTATTCGATTTTGCTGTAGCTATGGGTAGTGCTTTATGGGAAAATATGCAAATGACTTGGGAAAACATCAGAAGCGACGTAGAAACAATTTTAAGTAATGTTAGTGAATTATGGGTTTTATTCTGGACTGACTTAGGAGATACGATAAATGAATATTCTCAGCCTATTATAGACGGAATGGTAAATCTATTTAACTCAGTATGGGAAGACGCTATAGATCCACTAATTAAAAACATTACTAAAATGTGGGCTGATTTTACTGGTATTCTCTTAGATTTATGGAAGAAATACGGTAAAGATATACTAGATAATTTAGGCGAGTTTGTAGTTAATACGATTGATTTATTCCAGTCTATCTGGGATAACGTATTAGAACCTATAATTACACCTTTCTTAGAAACTATGGAATGGTTATGGGACAAACATCTTAAAGGAATGATTCAATCAATAGGAGAGTTTATAGCTACTGTAGTTAAGTGTGCTTTACAGTTATACAACAAGTTTATTGAGCCTATAGTAAGCTGGCTATTAAAAGTTTTAGCTCCAGCTTGGTCGTTCTTATCTTCTACAGTTATAGGAATACTTGGAACTATATTCGGAGCAATTTCTGATGTAGTAAGTGGAATCTTAAAAGTATTAAAAGGATTGATTAACTTTATTACTGGAGTATTTACTGGAAATTGGAAACAAGCCTGGGGAGGAATTAAAGACATCTTTGTTGGTATATGGGACGCTTTAACTGGCGTAGTAAAAGGCGTTATCAATGCTATTTTAGATGTAATAAACGGTTTTATAGCAGGATTAAATAAAATTAGTTTTGATGTTCCAGACTGGGTTCCTATAATTGGTGGTAAGAAATGGGGATTCAATATTCCTAAAATTAAGAAGTTTGAAAATGGAGGGGTTTTACATAAAGAAACACTCGGAGTATTGGCTGAATATGATAACGCTAGATTCGATCCTGAAATTGCTTCTAAAGAAAGTGAAATGGCTAAAGTATTCGACGGAGTTATGAATAAGTGGGTAGATAGAATAAATAATAAATCAAGTAAAATGAGTGGAACTATGAAATTAGTAGACGCTAACGGAGTTGCTCTAGGTAAAGTAGTCGTAGACGCTGTAGACGACTATAGTAGGGAACTTGGCTATAATCCGCTATAGGAGGTGTTAATATGAATGACGACAATATATTAAAGCAAGTATTGGCTTCTTTAACTTATGATCCTATATATTCTCTTTGTTATATTGAATATGAGGGAAAATTCGTTAAAGTTCCTAAAGTATTAACAGTAGAACCTATAATAAATCCAGTAGAGGGATCAGCAGAGCGTAACGCAGAAGCTGATTTAACTACTTATGAAGTAGCAAGAGTTCCAGATTTAAAAATGACTGTCGGAAATACCAATTTTAAAGAAGCTATGCTTATTTTACGAATGGTTAAGAAAAAACCATTTAGGGTAAAATGGTATAACTTAGAATCAGGACAATATTATATCAATGATTATTATTGTCCTGGTATTCAATATTCGTTTAAACCTACTAAAGACGGCTGTAAAGAGGCAAGCATAGAGCTTATAGCATACAGAGACGTCGAGAGAGGTCGATATAATGAATAATGAATATTTTAATAGATTAACTCAAACAATAAAAGCCTACATTCGATATAGAGATCCGTCCGCTCCCTCTTATTTTGATCCAGGAGACAGCTCGTCCACTTATGAGGACGAGTTGGACGGTGGATTCGCTAACTCAGTATATGACGATACAGAGGAAATAGATAGCGGTACAGCTTACGGAGCAGACGAGTATATTTATATTTATTCTTCTACTGATTTACAAGAAATAGAAATAAACGATAATTTAGAAAAGCCGTTCGGTTGTTTTAATGCTAAAACAGCTAAAATTAAGATATTAAATCCTGTATCGGCTAATGGCTCTATTAGATATAGCGTAGCTGATAAAGATATAGAAGTATATTTCGGACACGAAGAAAACGGAGAAATCGTTTATAAGAAAAAAGGTACATACAAGGTTAAGAAGCCAACTAATAAAACAGTATCTGATAATACTAGTTTTGATTTACAAGACTTATCTATATTACTAGATCAGCCTTGTGATATGGTTTTCCCATACCCTTGTACTAGATTACAAGTAGTTAGGTTAATATGTGCTAAGTTTGGTTTTGAATTAGCTACTCCAGATTTTTGGTGTTCTGGAATGACTATAGATAAACAGTTTTACGCAGACGGAACTACTTACAGAGAAATAATAAGGCTTATTGCTGAATCTAGTTTATGCTATGTAAAAATTGGAGACGACGATAGGCTATATATTAAAACGTATAATAATACAGATTATGAATTAACACCTAGAGTATATAAAACATTAAATGTAACTACTCAATTTGGTTATGTTAATAGAGTTGTTTTAGCAGAAACAGACGAAAGCGGTTCTACTGATTATGATGTTATTATCGCAGAAGACGAAGAAAGTATAAAAACTAATGGTATTAGTGAAGTTAGAATATCAAATAATCTAATTTTAAATGCTGATAGAGAGACTTTCGCTCCATTATTATTAGGACAATTAAGTAATTTTTATTATTTTGGCTTTTCTTCTGAAATGGTGTTAGGTAATTATGAATTAGATCACGATATTATTACGCTAATAGATAAACAGGGAAATGAATACAGAAGTATTATTATGAATATAAACTACGTGTTTAATGGTGCTTTTAAATCTAAAATAAGCTCTCCAGCTGAAACTAAAACAGAGCAGGAGTATAAAGGTGCAGGACGCATAGGACAAATGATAAAAAATACTATGTTAAATGTAGATAAAGTTAAGGGAATGATTACAGCTTTAAACGAGGAAACCTCAGAACTGGAATCAAAACTAACTAAAATTGAAATGTCTTCTACTAATGTAACAACGACTATTCAAGAGTCAGGTAGTGATAACTTAATAAGAAACAGTGTTGGTTATGCGTGGGACACAGAAAATACTAATATTCCTAAGTTTTGGACTTTAGTTAGTGGTGTAGTAGATTATATAGAGAATGACTGGACTAGAATAAATAGTTTATCTGGTAGAGCCTGGTTATTAAGAAATGGAAAGATAGAGCAAGAAATATCAGTTACGACTGGTAAGACTTATACTTTATCTTTTTTAGTTAATAAATTAAGGTCTTTAGGTACTTGCAGTGTGAGTATACAGAATGGATCAGAAACGGTTGTATATAATCAATCAATGACTGATACATCATATAGTTACACATTTAAAGCGATAGGTAACTCCATAAAGGTAATACTTACAGCTAATAATACAGAAATATATATAACAGATTTAATAATAAATACTGGAGATACTAAGCAACAATGGAAACAAGCCAGCGGAGAATTATATACATCTGAGGTTTTAGTTGATATAGACGGAGTTATGATTAGAAATAATCTATACTCTGGTTATACAATTATTTCTCCTAGTGAATTTGCTGGTTATTATCTAGTTAATGGACGTTATTATCGAGTATTTACATTAAATAAAGATACGACGTGGGTTACTAAATTACACGCTGAGGAAAGCGTAGAAGTAGGTTCCGAAACTAATAACATAAAAACTCTGTTTGTTGCAGTAACTGACGGATTAGATATTGTTTTAAAGGAGGAATCGTAGTATGGCTAATAGTGGTAACTTTCAAACTAATAAATATGGTGGCGTACGTGGTTTACAATTTAATTGGTGGCTAAATAGTCAAGATATTAACGGAAACTACTCAGATATTGGCTGGAACTTTGTAGGTTATGGTAGTAATTCTTCTACGTGGTATTATACCTTAAATGGTTACTTAAATATTAACGGTAATAGAGTATTTACACAAGGAAGTTCTAAAGTTCAATTAGCGGTAGGTACAGTGTTAGCAAGCGGTACTACAAGAATCTATCATAATAACGACGGTTCTAAGTCTTTTGGTGCTGACGGTGGAGCTACAATATATGCTTATAGTACCTGGGAGACTGGTAGTGGTTCTTGGTCGCTTCCAACAATTCCTCGAGCGAGTTCTATAACTTCTGGAGGGGATTATACTAAGGGAGACGCTGTTACAGTAACTATAAGTCGTGCAAGTTCTAACTTTACTCACACGGTACAGTTTTTTATAGGCTCAGAAGTAATTAAACAAATTACAGGAGTAGGAACTAGTACAACCTGGACGCCTACTAAGAGTGAAGTAGAAACTCTATTAAGTAAGGGTACAGGATCTACAATACGAGTCTATACGTATAATGGTGGTACTCATATAGGAACATCTACTAAAGGAGGTACAGCTTATAACCCTACTTCTAGTAAAGTAACTAATGATTTTAGTTTTACGGTAGGTAATAAGACATCTTTTACAGTAGAAAGAAATAAAAGCTATTACACTCATTCTTTAGAAATTAGTGTAGTGAATACTTTAATAAAAACTATAAGTGATGTAGGTACTAGTGCAGAATGGACTCCTAGTTCTTCTGAATTAACAGCTATATATAATGCTATGAAAAATACAGCTTCGGCTACTATATCTGTTAAGTGTATTACTTATTCTAGAGGAGCTAATATTGGAAACACCACTAAAACTGGTACTATTAAAATTGATAGTTCTGGTAATGAACCTACTTTTACAAATTGGACTTATAAGAATAGTAATTCTATCTCTAATAAAGTTTTAGGAACTGATCAAGTTATGTTACAAAATAGAAATTCTATTGTTATTACTTGTGGAAGTGCTACAGCTAAAAATCAAGCTAGTATATCAAAATATCAAGTAGTAGTTAATAATTCAATATATGAAACTACTGATACTTCTAAGAGAGAAATAACTATTCCTAACTTAAATCTAAGTGGAAATGTTTTATTTCAAGCTAGAGCTATTGATTCTAGAGGATTTATTACTACAGTAGAAAAGACTTTAGTATTTATAGCATATAACGAGCCTACTATACCAGAAATTAGTTTAAGTAGGAAAAACAATTATGACGAAGAATCTAAGCTTAAATTATCTGGCTCTATTGCTTTGGTTAGATATAATAATCAAAATAAAAATGATATAGGGGTTTTTAAATACAGATATAAAGATAATACTACATCTACTTATAGTAATTGGGTTGATATATTAACGAGTACAATTCCAGATACAGCTCAGAAGTTCCATTATGATAGCTCTACTGGTAATTTTAACTTAGACGAGACGGAAATAGGTAATTTCGATAAAGATAAAACATATCAGTTTGAGTTTATTATTCAAGATAAAGTAGGAGAGTATCAATTTACTGGTTTATTGATTAACGGTCTACCTTTAATGGCATTAAGAAAAAGGAAAGTTGGAATTAACTGTGTTCCTGATTCTTACGGTAAAGAGGGCTTATATATAAATGGTAATTTTGTTCCTTATGAATCTACTGTTTATGATAATACTTCTGGTAGCACTGGCAATATTACTTTAGATGAGGAATTAGACAGTCCTACATATATTATCATTCAATTTAAAGCTAATAACGTTTATGGTAGCGTTAGAGTAGATAATCCTATTGGAAATAAGATTTCTCTTATGATATTTGATTCTAGTAATTCTACTTTATATACTAAGATAGTAACTATAAATAAAACACAAATTGTAGTTAATTCATATTTAAGAGCCGTTTTAGGCGTAAGTAATACAAGTAATAACGATATAAGTATTACTAAAATAATTAAAGGTAATTAGGGAGGTAAGAAATGGAAAATATAGTATTACAAATTGCTTCTTATATCACAGCTGTCGGAATCATAATTAAGGCGGTTGATTCTATCTTTGATAAGAAAACTAAACCTATTAAAACAGAAGTAGAGAATACTAATAAGAAGATAGATAGCAACGAAAAAGACAATCTGAGATATAAGATTCTAAGTTTTGCTAATTCTTTGCATAACGGCGATAATCATACTAGACAGGAATATGAAACAATATTCTTGTTTTATGATAAATACGAGGCTATTATCAAAGCGTTAGAACTAACAAATGGTTATCTGGAAACTGAAATGGAGTTCATAAGAGAAACCTACAAAGCTAAGTATATGGAGGTTAAATAATGAAAAAAGAATATGTAATTTATGTAGATTTCATAAATGGCATAATGGAAGCAGATAAACCTATTAAATTAGTACAAAATGATAATGATTCCACAGTATTAAGATTTAATTTAAAGGAAGACGTAGTAGATAGTCGGAAAGTTTTAAAGTTTAAGTTTTCCGACGGATCTTGCTATATAAAAGATTTAGTAAATAATGAAATCGAGTTAACAGCAGGCTTTTTAAGCCAGCAAGGAAATATAAAATATGAATTATCTATATATGACAATGACGAACGTTTAACAAACTTCGCTATTGGTACTTTGTTTATTAGAGAAGAACTAGTCAACGAAAACAGTGTAATTGAGTTAAACGATAGACTTCCTATTCTTACTGATTTAATAAATGAAGTTAGGGAAATAGAAAAAGAAGCTAGAATATCAGAAATTGACGGAGGAGTATCTAATACTGATTATGATAATGGAGGTGGTGCATAATGGCACAAAGAATCAGATTAAGACGTGATACGAAAGAAAACTGGGAAAAATACAATCCAGTTTTATCACTTGGAGAACCAGGAATCGAAACTGATACAGCTCAGTTAAAGTTTGGAGACGGGAAAACCGCTTGGAACTCACTAGAATACTATAGAGGTTTTTATACACCAACAGAGAAAACTAAACTAGCTAATATAGAGGCGGGAGCAGAAAAGAACGTTATTAAAAGTGCTACTATAAGAAAATCAAATACTAACGTACCGATTTCTCCAGATTCAAATGGAAATATTAACATTGATGTTTCTGATAAAGTAGATAAAGTAAAGGGTAAAGTCTTATCTACTAATGACTACACTAACGACGAAAAAAAGAAGCTATCTGGAGTTGAATCAGGTTCTCAAAAAAATATTATTGAGAAAATCTATGTTAATGGCATAGAACAGACAATAACAAACAAAGAAGTACATTTAAAAGTTGAAAATACCAAAAAATATGGTGTTAGAAGACGTTTAGACGGTAATAGTTCTAGTACCTGGGAAAGAGTAGGAGACTCAGTAGGATTAGTAGCTAACGCTTGTAAAAATGGTAATAATGACGTTCAAAATGATTTCGATTCTATCTACCCTTGGAGAGATATAATTAGTTATAACTATAATCTAACAACACATCAAAGAGTAGCTGATTATGGAGACGCTGATTATGCTACAGACGGATCTAATGGAATTGTATTAACAGGATTTCCAGAGTTCTATTGGGACAGATATGTAGAAATTGATACTACAGACAAGCATACATACGAATATTTATGGGTTAGTGAATATGCTCTTGAGGGATTTAAAAAATGTAAATTCTTCTCTTTCGGAAGATACGAAAGTTCTTGGGACGGTTCCAAATTAGTATCTGTGAGTGGTGCATTTCCTAAGGTTAGTCAAACTATTGCTTGGTTTAGAAATAAATCTAGAGAATTAGGAACAGGATTCGGACAACAAGATTATAGAATAGAGTTTATTAAATTACTTTACTTAGTAGAATATGCTGATTATAAAGCACAAACAGTATTAGGCTATGGAGAATGTGGCTATAGACATAGCGACGCTGATAAAGCTTTAGTTGCTGAGAATAGCGTTACTAGAATTATAGTATCTACTTCTGTAGCTAATAACTTCGTTGTAGGACAAGCTATTGGTATTGGTAATGGTAGTTCTTGGAATAATAGTGTAGCTGAAAATAGAAGAATAACTTCTATAGAAGATTATAGCGACGAAACAGTAACAGGAAAAGCCGTAAACTTTAGTGGAACAGCTGTAAATATAACTACTAACAGTGTATTACATACTTCCGCTCAGTTGACAGGTAAATGTGATTCTTTAGGAATGAAGTCTGGTTGCTTGAATAGTGCGTCAAGAAATGCTATAATATATCGTGGAGTCGAGAATATCTTTGGTAATATATGGAAGTTTGTTGACGGTATAAATATTAAAGATTATGAGGCTTATGTATGTTATGATCCTAGTCAATATGTATCTGATAAGTTTACAGAGCCTTACAAGAAGATTGGTTATGGTTTATTTAGACCAGCTGAGGGATCTACTTCTACAACAAGAGAGGGTTACGCTAAATCTTTAGGTTATGACGAAGAAAATCCTCTTATGGCTTTAACTACAGAAGTAGGCGGTAGTGATTCTACTTATATGACTGACTATGCTTATATAAATAGTGGAAACAGAATAGCCTTGCTGGGCGGTGCTTGGAATTATAGTACCAGTGCGGGCTTGTGGTACTGGTCTTGGATT